CAATACCTTATGGTCGAGTAGTTGGTGGAGGCGTAGTAGATGGTGGAGGCGTAGTAGATGGTGGAGGCGTAGTAGATGGTGGAGGCGTAGTATTATTAACAGCACCCGTTCTTCTTTGTGCTGGTTCTGTTAGGAATTTAAACGAATTGCTTTTTTTATCATGGAGGATTATAGCAATAGGAAAATTATATCTTTGAACAACTTTACTTTCACCTGTATTTGGATCAACGTCTTTTTTTCCAACTTTGACTCTCCACTGCGAATCACCATTTGGAAAACTTTTGAGCATTTTAACTTCTGAATCATCAGGCATAAGACTGTAACCATCTAAAAATTCGATAACCCTATCTTCCATTTTTCTACCAGCTTGTGAAATATTTTGTTTTGCGTCTCTGTATTTTTGAACAATAGAACCAACTTGAGAACTAGTATTTGGAGCAACTACTTTAGCAATTTCTGCCCCGATTTGACCAACTTTTCGAAGCCCTCTACCAACTTTGGTATCCTTAAACTTGTCCCAAAGTCCCTCTTCCAATAATTCTCTTTGTGATAACTTATACATCGACTGATAATTTTTTGTCTGCTACATTGTTTAATGCCACATCGATCAGGGCATCCAATTCATTTTTGATAAAATCTTTTCCGATTAAAACCTTGTGGTCATTAGTAGATCGATTACTAATAGAAAAGGGGATACTTTTAAATTTTTTACCTCCTATAACACAATCAAAAAGACACACAGGTCTTTCAATAGTATTTCCTTCTCCGATATTAATTATAATTGTGTCTTCTGTAGGTTTTTCTAATCTCATGGAATTGATGGTTGTAAATCTTACTATCTTCTCGCCTGTTTTTTTATCCTCTCCAAATTCAATATCTTCTCCATGTAAAACATTGTAAGCACCGTTACCAGTATCCAATTTAGAGGAAATAGTTCCGATACCATCAACGAAAATATCTTCGATTAGACCGAATATATTTTTCTCCACAAAGAATTGTTTGAAATTTGTCATTCATTTATCAAAATTATTAATAATCATCGGATTGTTCAAATCCAGTGTTTGCAAAATCAGCTTTAGCATCAAGGCGATGCCAAACATCGGAAACATAAGTCGAAGAAATAGTAATCGCTGAAACCATCCAATCTTCAAATTCGCAATCGTTTCTCATTTTATACAAACGATCAGCATACTCAGCGAGTTTTTTCAACTCTGAAACAAGAACTTCATTAACTTCGTGCTTCTCAACAGGACTAATTGGGTCAAATTCCATGACCATTCCTTGTGCTTCAGGTTGATCAAAATCACCTTCGTCACCGAAGTCATCATCTCCAAAGTCATCATCACCACCGAATTCATCGTCGTCACCGAAACCATCATACTCCATGGCATCACCGAAGTCATCATCCATCTCGTCATCAAATCTTTCGTTCATAACTTTACCACGGAAAGATTCCCAAATCACTTTATTTTCTTCACCTTTGAATTTCATAATATTATTTAGCTAATTGAGTTTAAATTCTGTGCTTCTTCTTTTTCATTCTGGATTCCCATGATAATTGGTAGAATTTCTTCTTCATAAAATTCTTTACCTGTCTTTCCAGACTGCTGTAACAATTCTTGAGCTTCATCATCATCCTGTAAAGCAACTTCAAGTTCCTTCAGATTTGATTTATCTGCTTCCGATACATTAGTTGTTGTTGCGTATAGCAATGCCATCACAACATGTTTAATGTAATTAATTTCTGCTATGGAAGTGAGAGGAATAGGATTAGCTTCTTCCGCTGGTGGTGCTTCAGGTGCTGGTTGCCCTTCTTGAGGAGGTGCTTGCTCCATACCAGCATTGGGATCTTGTTCGTCTTGTTCAAGAAGACGAACATATTTTTCAATTAATTGTAATGTTTTTGATTTCATATTAATAAGTTCTTCCAGTTGCGGTTTGTTTTACTGATTGTAATCCTTTTTTAATTCTTACGGAACCTTTTCTATAAGCATCAACTGCTTGATTGGCAAGATTTTGTCTTTCTTTCACTGCTGATTTTGCTTTTTGTGCAGAAGTGCCAAACAATTTACCTGCAAGACCTTTCAAACCACCAGAAGCTTTACCTGCCAATCCTTCGACTTCTTTATCGACTTCATACGTACCTGTTGTAGCATTGATAGATTCATCCTCTTCAGCGTATTTTTTCTTCTTGAGACGTTTTTTCTTTTCATGAAGAAGCATTTTAGCTTTGAAAGCATCTTCTCTTTTTTGTTCATTAGCTGGATCATATTGTTCCAGAATTTCTAAAAATTTGCTTTTTTTAGCTTTGGAAGAATCAACCATTCTACGCTTAGTAGCTGGATCATGTTCTTCAATAAGTTTCAAAAATTTACTCATAGCATTATTTAATCAAAATAGTCATCTTATTAAGAACTTCTTGAAAATATTGCTCATTGAGAAAAGTCAGACCTTCTTTTTCCAGATATTTAGAAATTTTTCGAAATGAAGGTGTTTTTCTATTTTGAAAAACCGATTCAAATTCGGAAATTACTTCAGCGTGTCTACATTCAAGATAGCTTTCCAATTGCTCAAATGTGTAATTTTTTCCCACGATATTAATTTTGAAAATTCGGTGGATTTTAGCCAAAAGCTGATTACGGAACTTATCCTTTGTTAATGTGTTGGAGAAAAATACAAAATCACCGTTGAGATATTTTAGAAATTCTGTGAATGTCTTGATAAATTGATGGGTGTATAGCTTTTTGTTATTTCTTTTAGAGAAATCGAAAGTTGCTGTCAATCCAAGATTTTCCAACAAATAATAGAAATGTTCATTGGTTTCCTTAAACACTTCATCAATATCGATGATCTGTTTGTTTTGAAATGAAATCCTACTCACAATTCGAGAGTAACAGGATCACGTTCGATGTCAACATAATTTTTGGGAACGACTCCTAAGCGGACATTGATAATGCCGTTCATGAATCTCTTATCAAATAATACTTTACATTTAACCTGCCAATCCATTTCCGCGAATGACATATGGAATTTTGATTGACAGACTTCTATCACTTCTCTGGAAAAATGCTCAATACCGTATTTCTCAATGTCAGCAAGCAATTCTTTGGACGATCCCCAATACTTTTCAACATCGTTGTCCACATAAGAAATCCTATTGCGCGTCTTACCTTTCAATGGTTTGCGCTTTACTTTCTTGAGTAGCTTCTTCTGCCCAATGTAATATTGAGGTTTGTCGGTATTGACGACTTCTGGATGATTATTGCGAATGAGATAAACAAATCCTACGACACCTTCCGTATCGGTTGGGAAATTTTTCCATGTGCTTTGGGGTTGACTTTCTGATTTTTGCATTTATATTTAATTATAATTGATTCTGATTTATTATATTTATTGTACATTAATCTTAATCAATAGATAATGATAAGAAGATTGATTTTAATTAATTTTTTTTCTTTTGTTTCTTTCTTTAGTTATCTTTAATCATAGTTAATATCTAATCTATATATAATAATAAGATAATTAATTATAATAATAAATTGCCTATTGACAAATGAATATGGTGTGTATAATTAATGGGAGGGGGGTGGGAATAGATGTACAATATAATAAAGAAATTTAGTTAAATTTAATCGCCAGAAAATTGAAAAACATCCGTTTGACATCCCAAAAATCTGTGCTACTGTCCAAACATGAACGTGAATTACATCAAAAACATTGACGCAATGGCTGGATTGAAGGAATTGCCTGATAAATCAATTCATTGCAGCCTGACATCACCTCCCTATTACAACCTTCGTCAATACACAGATGATGAAAATGAATTTGGATTGGCAGAGACACCTGAAGAGTTTGTCAATGGATTGTGTGATTACTACGATGAAGTTTATCGTGTTCTACGAGATGATGGTGTTGTTTTTGTGAACTTAGGGGATACCTATCTTGGAAGTGGTAAAGGTGTTTGGAAAAACAAAGAAGAACCTCAAAAAGAGTCATTCAAATTTCGAGAAAAACCCAAAGAAAAATTGGGTGGTTGGAGAAAACCCAAACAATTGGCACTAATTCCTTTCCGTTTTGCCATTGAGATGCAGAACAGAGGTTGGATTTTGAGAAATAATATCGTTTGGCATAAAGGAAATGCCCTCCCCCAGAGCGTCACAGATCGTTTTGTGGTTGATTTTGAATCGGTGTTCATGTTCGTGAAAAGTAAATCGTATTATTTCAAACAACAAATTGAACCATTTGCCAATTCTTCCAATCCTGATGAAGTGTATACAGGAGAGGCTACAAAGGATTATGAGTCTCAGAAGGCACAGAACCCAAGTGATACGAAGAGAAGGATTCTGGACGCAATGCGTAAGCGAGGAGGACGTTCCATGAGAGCAGTGTGGAAGATTAATACCAAATCCAACAAGTCCGTTCACACAGCCACATTTCCTGAAGAATTGGTAGAACGTATGTTAAAGAGTGGATGCCCTGAAAATGGTATCGTATTGGACTTCTTCATGGGTTCAGGAACAACAGGAGCAGTTGCCAAACAATTAGGTATGAATTATATTGGATTTGATTTAAATTCCGAATATTGTGAAGTAGCGAGAAAGAGAATTAATTCTTTTTAATTTTCTTCCTGCGTTTTTTATTTTTCAATTTACCTCTTCTGGTGGTGACACCCATCCCATAAGGATTCCTAGCATCTCCTGGAGCAAACCAATCGGTGTTTTCAATACCAGCATGACCAGCAACATCCCCCCCATACACGTCTCCAGCAGTCATATCCTCATTCAACATTTGTTGATAAATGTTGGCGATTTCATTTTTATCGTTGACAAAAGGTTGGTTCATGTTATTATTTAACTAAATGATGAGAGTAGTGAATAAATAGCTTTCATGCTCCTGATAAACACTATGGAAATATCATTGAAAAATTATGAGTTACGAACTGATTAAAAAATATCAAACACAATATGAAGAATTTGCTAAGATCACAGACTTCAATCTCGAAGATGTCACACGCAGAGTTCCTTCTGAAAAGCACTTTTGGGTATGTCGGCTCATTGATGCGAAGATCGAGAAAGATAAGCTCTACAAATTAAAAGCATCTACCAAACACATTCTCCAGAAAAGAATTATGGAAGAGTCTCCTGTGGCTCTTAATAAGCAGGTATTGGATGATTTGGATAAGACTCCATCATTGGAAGCAATCAATCAAAAAATTAAAGAACAGGAATATTTGATTGAATATTTGGAAAAATTGGTAAGTCAGATTACATTCATTGGTAACGACATTAAAAACATTTTGGAACTGCGGAAGCTACAGGAAATGTAAATGATAACATTTGATTATAAACCAACTAAGCGACAGGCGCAATTGATTACGGATTCCGAAACACTCAGTATGATCCGTAATCATTTTTCTGTTAAGAATGATGGTGCTTCTTTTGCTAAGAGGAAAGGTCATCGTTTTGTAAAAGATCGTAAGTATGCAATCACACCCACTGGTTTGTTTGACTTTGGATTTTATGGGGAGATTCTGAAACATCTAAGAGATAACCAAATTACCGATATCACATTCACCGATGAATTTCGTAATAGATTGAAATGTGGCATTGGGAAATTCGAGTTCAAAGATGAACTTAAATATGATGCTCGTTATTATCAAAAAGATTCTATCATAGCTGGACTAGAGAAAGGTTATGGTGTTTTTCTATTAGCAACAGGAGCAGGTAAATCTCTAGCTCAAGCATTACTGATAGAAAATTATATGGAAAACGTATCAAATGATACATTTAAATGTCTTATCGTAGTTCCAGGTCTTTCTCTTGTAAATCAGTTACAAAAAGATTTTGAGGACTACCAAGTCACATTCTCATATTCAGGTTGGACTGGTGAAAGTCCTTTGCAAGATACTCAAGTTGTCATATGTAATACTCAGAATTTAGGTTCCAAATTTACTGATAATCCTTGGATACTTGATGTGAATTTATTGATAGTCGATGAGTGTCATGGCGTTAATAGTGATGCTAATTTATCAAAAATTATTAATAAAATTAAAACACCAAACAAGTTCGGTTTTACGGGGACATTATCTGATAAACCATTGAATCAATGGAAAACGCTTGGTGTCTTTGGACCAGTGATTTATGAGAAGAAATCCAAAGAATTGAGAGATGAGAAATATTTATCAAATGTTAATATAAATATTTTAAAATTAAAGCATCCAAAAACACATAAATTAAATTATAAACAAGAATTAGAATACTTATATAAAAATGAAAAACGGAATGATTTTATTTGTAAATTGGCTAGTAAACTTAATGGCAACGTTCTTATCATGGTCAATCATTTGGAACATGGTGATTCTTTATTATCTGTGTTGTCTAATAGATTGGATGGACATATATATTTTGTCAAAGGTGAAGTTGATGTTCAAGAAAGACAAAAAATAATTGACATGATGGAAAAGAATGATAATATCATATGTATTGCAATGTCATCTATCTTTTCCACTGGTATCAACATTAAAAATCTGCCAAATATTATGTTTGTTGGATTGGGTAAAAGCTTTATCCGTGTTGTTCAATCAATTGGTAGAGGACTTCGTTTGCATGAGAGTAAAGATAAATTGAGGATATTTGATATTGTAGATAATACTAAATATTCATCTTCCCATGCTGAATACAGGAAAGAAATTTACGATAAAGAAGATATCCAATGGACAGAAAGAATAATTGAAATAAATGAGTAATAAAAGTGAGTATTATGTGAACTCCAAAGAGTTCCGACAGCTATTAACTGATTATTATCAGTCTGACAATATGACTAATAATTTGGCATCCAACATTGTTAAAATAGCAGAGGGATTATCATATAATCACCGCTTTATTCGATATTCTCGAAGTTGGAAAGAGGAAATGGTGGGAGATGCAATTGTAAAAATGTATCATGCTTTGGAGAAAAAATTA